TGTTGAATATGATCCTGGAGTAATTAAATCTTCAACATCAGTTAAAGTTATTGCATCTCCTACTCCATCTACATAATACTCTTTGTTTTGATATGCTGTTGCTACTTTATCACTAGTAAACTTAATTTTCATACCATTAGACAAATCTAATGTTCTTAATGAATAATTTTTAACTCCAATTATATCATTTTCAGGTTTAATTTTTCTTGTATCATCAACAGTTAAAACCTGTAATATTCCATTCATTGCATCATGGTTTCCGCACTGATAATATAAAGTGTCTGGTGCACCTGTTGGCACTGTGAAAGTTACTGTACCGTTATCTGTTCCGTTGTTTGTTACGCCTGTTGAATATACTGTAGAAGTTGAACCATCTGCGGCAACTGCATCCATAAAAGGTTCTGTCATTATCCAGAACGGATGTCCTTTTGCATTTACATCAAACTTATATGTATTACCTCTATATAAAGTTAAAATTGGATTTCTTTCGTTTTCTCTGTGAGGAAAATTCCATGCTCTTGCAGAACTGCCATCAAGTGGATGTGCTTCAACTTTATATTCTGCTACTGCACTTGTTCCAACGGAATCTATTTCAATTGAGTTGGGACCGTTTGGTAACCAATAATATTCTCTGTAATTAATCAATTTATCATAATCAATTGCTGGATTCCAACTATAAATTTTTTCTTTGTTTAATCTATCATGATTATCTACATTACCACCAAGATATTTTATTTGGTTTATGTAATCGTCGTACGTTCCTGAAAACTTAACCTGATCTTCTGGATTTACTGATGTTGTGTCTTGTGTAGTGTAAGTTACTGCAGGTTCTAATTGATATGCAAATCTATCTCTACTTGTTGCACCAAGGTATCTGTCTGTAATTTTTCTTGTGTAAGCATCTTGTCTACCAACAAATCCATCAACCCTTTCTAAGGAGCCTTTTTGTATTAATGGATCTAATGTGCTACCAAAAAATCTTTGATTTGTGTCTGTTCTATAAAATGCAGGTAAGTGCTGAACTGATCTTCGTAATTCGTTGTTACCTTGTTTAACAACTTCCTGATTTGTTAACGGATTAATTGGATTGTCTGCCATTAGTATCCTGCCCCACTACTGCCGGTACTTGAACCGGATCCTGATGTAGTAGAGCCTGACACTGCTGAACCTGTTGTAGTGTTCGTTGTAGTGGTTGATGTTGAAGTTACGACTGTTCCTGATGCTTCTAGTTGGTTGGCACCTAGTGCAGTTATAATCGATACATCACTAACAGTGGCCCCACTAATGAATATTTCGTCTGCCGCTGATGCTAATTGAAACAAAGACCCAAAACTTTGTCCCGACTGATTTGGTACAATAACAACTGTTAATAAATCTGGTGCAAGTTGTTGGTGTATATAAGCGGCTAATTCTGTAAAATAAAAACTATCTCCAAAGTCCCAATTATCTAAAGCAAAAAATTCATTTATTGCGGCAATTACTCTTGTTTTAATAATTGCATCTGTAATATTAGTCTTAGGATTTTTTACAACTTTAAACGTACATTGTAATTCTTCGTCTGCGTTTGTTCCAAATAAAATTTTATATTTTACTGGATGGTATACTACATGATCACTTAATGATTTTAATGGATTAAGTGTACCGGAGTAACTTATTCTTAATTGGTCTGATGTTGCTGGTGTTGGTTTTGTTCCACCTTCTTTTAACCAAATTCTATATAGGTTATCGTAAGATCGTTCTAATAAGTAAAGATCAACAATATTTGAAACTGAAGGATCAATTCTAGTTTCTTGTCCTGCATGATGTTTATATTGGAAAGAAAGTGAACTTCTTCCTCTTCTTGCATAATAATCAGTTGTTGTTGTTAAAACACCAGTTGATGAACTGTATTTTTTAACAACATCTTCGTCTTCATCATAAAAATAAAATAACTGTCCATCTGAATATCCACCTGTAGTTAAATTAATATCTGTTTCATTTAATGAAACAACAAAGTTAGATGCCGCATATGGTTTATACCTTGCTATATTATTGTATGAAATATATTTTTCAAAGAAAACAAATTTTGTAGTAGGACTTGTATCTGGTTCTATTACAATGTTAAATATGTCAGGATTATCAACAACTCCGTCGTCGTCTCTATCATAAAATCCAACTTTTATTTTTCTATTATCTTGGTATCCATCATCTTCTGTAACAGTATCTACAACTTGCCAATTAATTGGATAACCAATTGAATTTCCTGTAGAAACAATTGAATTTGTTTTTAAAACTTTTACTGTGTCTTTAACACTTTGACCTGTTTTATAATCATAAATTTTTTCTTGTGCATCATAATGAAATTTGTTTTGTCCTTCTGATTCAAAAATATAATCTAAAGATCTATACGTTACTGTGTATGTACTTCCATCATTAGTAAATTTAAACCACCAACTTGCATCTAAATTTGTGCCTGCTGTTGAACCTGTATTACTTAAACTAAAAACTGAACTTGTACTTAAATTTGTTGACGTAATAACTTTCCAAGTCTCAGAATCCCAATCGTATCTTATTCCAAATTCTTCATATGCTTCAATTCTATCAATTAAATCTGTTTTTAAAGTAGATGAGAAAGTTGTTGTTAAATTAGGTATTACTGCTGATACAGACGCACCGTCTGGAATAATACTAGATAATGTTACTGGTCCTAATCCTGATTCTAAATTTCCTGTACCGCCATTAGCACCATCTCCATTAACTGCTCCAATTTTTGCCCATTTTCTATCTTCTGCGTCATCTGTGCCTGCTGTTACTAAACTATCGTTTAAAAATTCTCTAGTGTCCGGAGAAGTAAATTTAATTAATGCACCTTCTTTTGCATATTTCAAGTTAGATGTTGCAAAATCTCCTGTTACAAGTGCACCACCTGATGTAAAGAAACCAGTATTAGTATTTGTAGTTGTTGTTGAAGAACTCCACGTTGCTGACAAAGAACTTAAATCTTTTGTAGTATATTTCAAATAATAAAACTGTCTTGAATATGCTTCTTTTATTTTTGCTTCTACTGAATTATTAAGAGTAGATTCAATTATATTTCTGTTTGTAAATGTAAAACTAAATGTGTTTGCTTTTTCTTCTCTGTATAAAATTCCATCATCAGCAAATATACTTACATTTGAGTATGCTCCTGTAGGATCTAAAATTTCTTTTGCTCGAGATATTCCCGAAGCCGCTCTGTTTACTGATCTTACTTTTATAATTTCTTGTGATGCACTTAAAGGTACTACTTGATAATCTTCTGCAGTAACCATTCTGTTTTGTGAATAATAAACCTGTGGTGCTTTTTCTCTGATTGAATCATTAGATTCAGTTGCCGCGGAATTGTAAATAGATGATTTTAATTCCAAAGTTATTGTAAGAGTTTGTTGACTACCATTAACATCTACATATGGAACTCCAAGTTGTACGTTTCGCAGATCTGATGGTTGAATAGAATATTTGGCATTATCACTTATTCTGTAATACAACCTAAATGATCCTAATGGCATATTAGCAAAGTTACCATCACCAAAAACTAAATCTATTGCATCATCAACTTTTGTAATAACATTGTAAATATTTCTTTCTGATTTTGACAAAGAATTATAAATTGCATTGTTACCTGATAACGAAGGAACCTTTTTCCATTCTTCAAATGGTTGGCCAAATTGATCTAGTTTATACAACCATACATCAGTATCATTAACATTTGCAGTAGACAAACTTTTAACATAATTTGTAATTGCTGAATCAACAGTAAAGTCTATATTTTCCATTGTGCCTTGTTTGAATAAAAAGAAGAATCCAGTATTATTAGATGCATCTCCTGATCCATCTGATCTGTATGTATAAGTTAAACCTGTTCCATTAATTGGTTTTGATTCATATATGCTTTCAGAATCAGTTATAGTCGAAGGTACAATTTCAAACCTTCTACTAATACCACCAACATTTTTATTAAAAGTATATATTGGAAGATCTAGTTGATTAGAACTTAACGTATAAATTTCTGTTGCTATTCCGCCTATTGTTCCTGACTCTCTTGGATTACCAAATAATTGTCCTGATTGATTTGCGGCATTTAATATTGCAATAAATTGTTCTCTATAACTCGAATTAACAGAATCGTTCCAAATAACTGTTGAGTTTGCTATGTTAGTTCCTGTTGAGTCAAATACATCTTCTGTTGTTGATATAGAATTAATTTTTAAAAGACCTGTTGCTGGTTTGTTTCTACTTGCGTTATAATTTATTAGACGTGCTAATCTTAAAACTGAATTTCTTCTTTCTGCTGTTTCTAAGAAATTTTCTCTAGCATTCAAATCTATTCTGAAAGAAAGTGCTTGTGAAATATAAGCAATTAAATCAATAAGTGCAATATACTCTGAACTTTCTACAAAATCATTAAACTCTTCTGGATAATTTTCTCTAATATACGCCACCATTGTTCTACGTAACGTTTCAAAGTCGTAAGATTTAAAATCTGCTTGTTGGAAAGCCTGATAGATCTTTCTCCAATCTTCAGCAACTAATAATCTATTCTGTCGTTCTGTTGTGGCCATATCGTTTGTATGGATATTTATGTACTAAATTAAGTGCGTATATTAAGATAGGCGTATTAACGAATTTTCGTCAAACTTAAACGCCAATTTCTCTGTAATATCTAATGGTATATATTTCAATGTTGCCTGTATGGCTATACCGTGATCCGCTTCTACTACTGTGATTTCCTCTGTCCCAATACGTGGATCAGCATTTAAATTTGCTGTAATATCTTCCGTTATGGCATCTTTTAATGCCTCTGTAAACGGTTCAAACAACAAATCATATATTATTGTACCAAATTCAGGATTCTCCACCCTTTCGCCCTTCCGTACCGACAAACGGTTTATGAGATCCTGTTTGGCACACTCAAAATCATAAACCTTAAAGTTCTGGTTATCTGCTCGTGATGAAAATCCTTTAAATGTAACTGATGAGTTACCTGCATTTGAATTTGTATTTGATGCGTATGCCATATAAAATATTTATATCCCCAATTTTACCAAAATTTAAACTTACTTATTACTGCTGATGCTGTTTGAAATACTGATGATGCTTTAAATGCTTTTGCTACCTGCATAATATGACCTCCCACCACATTTCGTACAGAAGGTGGTAGATTGTACATTTCATTAGGGTTGGTTATGTCTGCAGATGATCTTCTCCATATCGATTCTGTAAGTTTTGATGCAACACTTGTAATTTGACCTGCAACAACTTTAGTTGTTAAAATTTGTTTGATATCTGTAGTTTTTAAATTTTCAACAACACTTTTTACTTTATAAATTTCGTTATAATTTTTAGTAAATGTATCTGATAATTTTTTTAAGTTGAGAGAATTAAATTTTGATAAATTTTTCATTTCGTTAGGATTGTTTATATCTACACCTTTTGATTCTAACAACCCTTTGTCTGTAAGATATTTTTTTTGATCCGTAAAAAATTGTAGTTGTTTTACGTATTCTATAGTACTGTTTCTATTTTGTTGTGCCATAAATTCTAACGTACCTGGCGTTTGTGATAATTGTTTCCATTTAACTGGATCTTCCCATTGTGAAACTGTTTCGTATACTCCTGATGGTGCTCTTGTAAACGGTTCATGCGTTACAAGATTTGGCACAGTTGTTTTTGTTCTGGCAGTATTTGCTTCTAGTATTCCTCCCTGTCCAACCATAAGGTTTACATCATTTCCAGATTCTTTGTTTTTCATTTTCATTTCGTTAGGATTGTTTATATCTAAATCTAACTCACCTACATTTTCGGTTATGCCAGCCGCTTTTGGGTTTAACCATGTTGGTCCCCAACTAGAACTTGCACCAACTGAGTTAAAGTGTACTTGTGCTCCTGCTAAATGAATTTGACCACCAGCACCATGCATCTGCTGTGCATTAGTGTATGACGAAATACCTTGTGATCCATAATCCATTATTGATCCATTTTGAGAAGTAGTGAATACACCTTCTTCTCCTATATTCATAATAAACTTTGCGTTGTTTACAAGTTCTGCTTCTGCTGTAAATTTTATGCTGTTTTTTGCATGAAAGTTAATATCTCCACCTGAATGCAAATCAAAATTTCCATCTGCTCTTAAATTAAATCCGTCTTGAGCGTATATATAAATTTTTCCCTCAGTACTCATTTCAATCCAACTTTTTCCTGAACCATTTGCAATATACACTATACCTGCTGTATCATGCATTAATAATTGATGTCCTGATGCTGTTCTTAGTCTTGTTAATTGATTGTTACCATTAATATCACCGTCGTCCATAACAAAAGTATGTCCAGTTTCTCTAACCACATAATCAGTTAGTGTTGTATCTTTTGTACCAACTTTCTCTTTAGTAGTACCTGTATTTTTTTTACCGGGTGTACTGATACCAAAAACCTGACTTGGTGTTTCTCTTCTTGCAGAAGAAGTTGTTGTACCTCTTATAGTGTCACTAATCAATCCTTGTGCTTTTAAAATATCAGCAAAAGGATGTATAGGTTTTGGAATTCTTTCATAGTTATTACCTGCTAGTGCATTTGGCGATGCTCTGTTAATTTCGCCTGCAGGAACATTTTTTGTTCCATAAGTTGTCATTTTGTCAACACTAGCATTTTTCATTTCGTTTGGATTATTAGTATCTAATCCTGTTGTCTTATCAATTGTGTTTTCACTTGATGCAATACCAGGAATCATATGATTTGTATAAGGATCTTGTATACATCCTATCCAATATCCTTGTGATATTTTTCCTTCAGCAAAAATTACTAAAACTTTAGACTCTAAATCTGGTGGAATTGCCCAAAAACCATACGAGTGTTGCGTTCCATCATATGTTCTACTATGTGCTTTATTATATTTGTCTGATTTGGCTCCATAAAAAGGAGAAAGATATTCAACTGTATATAATTGATTATAATTTGGAGATTCCGTCTTACTTAATGCCGGTATTGAAACTTTTAAACGTCCCATTTTAGTAGGATCAACATTACCTTTTACTATACCAACATATGGTCCTGGGTTTCCGCTAGACCATGATTGATCCGCACCCGGTGGTACTGATGTTGATGCATCACCTTTAAGATGAGATGTTAAACGTTTATTAGACATTAAAAATATTTCCTATTCTTTGTGATGCACGAGCAACTGATTTATATAATTTAGTACTTTTTAATTTGGCAAAAAGAGAATTTACTTTCTCATTAACACTAAAAATTGATCCACCCATTGCAAGAAAATTGTCAGGAAGTTGACTTTGGTGTACTATGTGTGTCGTACCATCTTTTTTATTAACATATCTGTATTCTGACATTGGCGATGAAATAAAAACTCCTTGATTATTAAATCTTGTACATCTCAAAATATTTGTATACTTTCCATTCTCAAAATTGTGTTCTACTTGAACTACTCTATATAGTCCAGAAAAATTAGCCGATTGCTCAGATTGGAGTTCATACACTCCTGTTTTATCATTAAGGTCTGTAGGCATTCTAAAATTTAACATTAATATTGGTTCTGCTAACTCTGTATTATAACATTTTAATTTGTCATTCCACACTGCTTCTATACCTGATCTCCAATACTCTTGCTCCTTATCATAAGAAACTCCTGGAGCAATTTTTTCAGGATTAGTCGGTATATATTGTGATTGCCCTAACCATGCTGGGTCTCCCAAAATTTCTAAATCAATATTAACCATATCTGCTTCTGGATGTGTTAATGCATCTAAAAATTGATCAAGTTCTGAAGTTTTTTCGTTTGCTAGATTATCTGATGATTTTGCCAAACTTGGGAAGGATCTAAAATTAAATGATCCATCCTTAAAATTATCTTGTGCATCAGTTCCTGCGGGTTTAGGAAATGTCATTGGAACTATTACATTTCTGTCTAAGGTTTCGTCAGTATCTTTTAATCTACTTTGAAAATATGCAACTTTATAATCAATATTAAGATCTAAAATATCAACGTTTTCGCCTGTAAAAATATAATTGTAAGTTTTATGTACAAAATTTTTAAAGTTATCTCCAGTACTAACACCAGGAATGGCAAGACTGTATGCATGAACTAAAATTGGTGTTACATGAAGTTTTATTAATTTTACATTCATTGACCTTACTGGATCAAAGTCAGTTGTATTAATCACTGTACTCTTTATTTGAAATTTTTGATAATACCAACCGTACTCTCTTGCCTTATCATAAACATCTTGATCTACATTTTTTCTTTGTTTGACATTAAACGTTCCTTCTATTTTTAATTCTTTTGTAACTTTTTCTCTCCATTTGGCAAAATCGTTTTGTCTTTGTTTTGGATGTCCTTTCATTATATCTGAAAGAATTTTAATAACGTTGTCTTTTGGTGAAAATTTTAAATAGTCCAGGCGTTCTGTAATATTTTCTTGCCCTAACCCTTGCGACGGCGGAAGATCGGATTTTTTAATAGTGTCTAATACAATTTCTGTTTTATCAGGTTCAAAAAATTTATCTATAGTAATTTCATATTTGTCTGGTTTCGCAACTAATTTTTTCTCTTTCTCGTCTTCGCCTTGTTGGTTTAAAAGATCTTCTAACTCAACAACTAATTCGCTTAATGTTTTTTTTACTGTTGTTAGTGTACCACTAGTTCTTGGATAAGCATATCTGTTAACGTATGCAAATTCACTCCACGGAATTGCTGTTACATTATAAACAGAACCTCCTGCGGTAACTGCAATACGCATATCAGTTAATTTAACAGGAATAACACGTTTTGTAGGAACCTTTGGTTGCACCACTTCCCCTAATTCGTTCCAACCTGTAAACTCTATTGTAAGCAAATAAGGAGCATCTAAGTGATCTAAATAATCGTTGTTTGCCGCGGCCGCTCTAATTCTATCTATCAATGAAATACCCCATGGCTCATTAATTTCCATAGTAATATTTGATACATTTGTTAATGGTCTATCACTATTATGACCATTAACAGAAGATAACCTTACAGAATTAAAATATAAATCTTTATTTTTCATAAATTCTGCTCTGGCTTTACCTAGTGTTTTCGCAAGTCTTTCATTAGAAGAGACAAGTTTTTTATTATCTGCTGATAATGTTTCTCCACCTCGACCTTGACGAGCATCTAATGGACCATACCCTCTTTGATTTGCTTCTGCTCCTATCCCACCACTTTTAATAATAATATCATGAGGTGTAGAATCTAATAATGCTTTGGTGTCTAATAAATCATTTTGAGACAAAGCAGAAAGAGTAAAGAGTGCGTTATAACTTGCGTACTCATGTAATACGTTAGGTTCAGTTCTGTTTTGGACAAATTGTCTAGTAGTTGTGCTGGTTGTTACTTTTGACTCAACATTTTGTTCATGTATTGATGTCATGCTTAAACTCCTAGGTCTTTAAGCAATAATTCTTTTTTTGGTAACTGAATTGTTACTCCTGGTTTAAAATCGTAAATTGGATCTTCTAATCTGTCTGGATTACGTTGAGCAAATACCCACCATAATCTTGGAGTACCATACAAGTCGTATGCTAAAAGGTCTGGTCTGTATGCATAAGTTCTTTCAATTGTATATGATTGATCGTCTTCTTCAGCAGTAATTGTTCTTGGATTTAAAATATCTAAATTGTCTGCTGATAAATCGGTTTCAAAATACGGTGATGTTCGAGAATATTCTGCCATTAAATAAATCCTATTTCGTTACTACCTCTTCCGTTTAGTTCACCACGTACAAACTTAGACATACTAAAGTTTTTAACTGATTGTCTAGAGTATATTGGTGTTACAAGAACTGATATAGTTGACAGTGTTGGTGCCCACGTAGCATCTTCGTTTTTATAATCAAAAAATTCCGTGTTGGCTAGGTCATCTCCATATACCGGAGTTTGTGTAGTTGAAATGTAATCTATTCCTGATCTTAATTCAACGTTAAAAGTATTAATAATTACTGGAACTTTATTAAACATATGATCTCCATAACCATATAAATGAAATACAGGAGGTGGGTTTCCTTTTAAACCGTAACCCTCGTCTGCTCCAAAAAACATTTTTGTTGCTGTTCTTAAAAAATTAACTGTTGCTACCCAGTTTTTTGCATCTTGTTGATTCTGTACAGGAAATTCTCCAAATATGTTCATTTGATCTACTTGTGAATTTCCATATTGGTAATGAGGATAGTTACTGTGTGTTTGCTCCATTGCATTATAATTTGATGAATATTGTATAATAATTGACGGAGTTAATGGCCAAAAAATTCCACCACCTCCTGCTCCATTTGACAACGGTTCAAGCAATTTATTATTTTCAAAGAAAAATGTTTCTAAAGGAGAACCTTGTGGTACCATTAATTTTACACGCCAATCTTTTTTAGAATCTCTACCACTCCATTTTGCTCGTGCATTTACTATTCTAGAATCTCTTCTTATACCGGAACTAAACAACCGCCCTATCGTACGATTAAAAATGCCCGATCCAACATTTTTAACAATATCTCCCAATCCAACATTTGGTCTTGTATTTTGAAAATTTTTCATCTTTTTTTGGTTGCTTTCCTTTACTAAATTTTGTATACTCTAAACATATTTATAGGCACAATTATAGGCGTATTTAATTCCCTTACGGCACTATTCAACAGACCTGTTTGTGGTCATTTAACATTAAAACGAAGATAAATTATGAAGAGAGTGAAATACTTAAACAACCGAGATCTGTTGGCCCAAATACACGCCAGCAAAAATACATATTGTTCATATGTGGATAAAGAAGATTCACAATATGATATCATATTACCTACTCTTAAAAAAATTAATCCCACAGCAATAGCAAAAGCCAGAAAAGCCAAAGCAAAAAGATTAACACAACTGGCATGGGAAGAAGCAAAAGCATCAGGTGAT